ATAACCATGTTTCTTTTTGTTGGTACAATTGTAGTTTTTGGTTACCTTTTGGAAATTAATTTTGTAGACAAAGGTGTTGAAGCTTACGGAATAAACAACCAAAAAAAAACAAGAAGAAGAACACCCAGGAAACCAAAGGAGAACAAACAAACAATAGAATTAAACAAAGCAATATCATGAAGGTAATTGGTGTAGATCCTGCAATAAGGGAAAATGGTCAAGCGATTTGTATATTAGATACAATGACAAAAAAATTAGAGTTTATGAAATTTAAACAGTTTGTTGACTTTTTAAACTACATAATGAACATTGATACAAATCAAGACTACTACTTTATTATTGAGGACTCATCTATGCAAAACATTACTTTTATAAAAGGCTATAATCACAATGTTCAGAGTTCAATTTCAAGAAGAGTTGGCATGAACCAAGCGGCATCAACCATTACAAAACAATGGATTGAGGTAAATAACTACAAACATATTTGCGTTAGTCCCTTGCAAAAAGGTGCAAAATGGAATAAGCAATATATGTTAGCAGTTCTTAAAGGAGAAAATTATATTACGGACATTCCTGCAATCAAAATAACCCAGGATATGATTGACGCATTTACCCTTGTTTTTAAATTTAAACCAAAATCAATATGAAGACTAAAAAAACAGATTATTTAAAGTTGGCTATCATGACAGATAAGCCTGTTAATTTTAATCTACAAGTTCCATCTTTTAATGCTCTTGTAACATTTTACAGTAAGCCGATGGGTTCAAATTTAGGTGAACCATATAAAAATATGGAATCTAAAAGAATTGCATCTATATTGGCAAAAGCAATAATTAGCAAAAAACTTGAACCAAGCATGGAAGGTAAAGCAATCGATATGATTAAAAGGATAGGATACTAAAATACTTTTTAATTGCATTAAAGTGAGCATTGGCAATTTTGTGTTGACTTTCCTTATTAAACATTTTCATTGCATCGTTCCTGTCCGTAAAGAAACCATTTTCGGTTAATACGGCAGGAACTTTTACATTACAAACCATGTGAAATTTAGCTTCTTTGTCAACATCGCCATCAGTAATGTCGGGTCGCATTCTAAACAAGTTAGTATTTTTTACCTCATCATACATTAATGTCGCTAAAGTATCTGCTTGTGTTTGACCTGGACTTGTAAAGACTTCCCAACCATTTGCACCTTTAGGTCCTGCATTACCATGAACCGAAACAAGTATTGCAGCATCGTAATCTTTAAACGAATTAGCTTTGCTTGATCTTAGTTTTAAAGGTGTATCATCTATTTCGTGATAAAGTTTTAAAGTATTAAAACCTTCTGTCTTTAACATTACATCTAATAGATCTACAATATCTCTATTGAATACACCCTCAAAAAACCACCCATAACCATGGAATAGTTGGTGAGATGTATGCTGAAAGCATTTACTTGGGTAAGTTGTATACCTATGCGGTATGTCAAATTTCTTACCCAATCCACCATGACCGGCATCTAAAAAAATAGTAAATCTGTTCTTTTCCATATTTTTATATTTTTAAGGGCGATGTAAATCAATACACCGCCCTGTAAACGCATAAGGTAGCGAATCTGTCTGCGCCTATAATTTAAAGCCGATAAGAGCAAAAGCTGCTGAAATAAGTCCCAGTTTGGCTGGTAACTTTACTTCAATTTCTTTACCAGCACATTCACGGCTTGTTTCTTTAATTTTGTCCCAAATAATTTGAGCAAGTTGAACATATTCTCTCCAAGTAAATTTTACTTTATTGCCTTCAAGATGAACATTTATCTCCGAAGCTAACTCCGCAAAGTTCATTGAGTAACAAGCCACGTCGCCCATAGGTGACTTTATTGAGTCTGCATTTTTAAGGGCATCTTTTAAATTAGTCTGCATATTATTTGTTTTAACGTTTAAAAAATTTTGTAATTAAAGTCCCTAATTCAACTCCAGTTATTCGCTTTATGTTTTCCGCTACGCTAAATAATTCCGTCGCAGATATCATCATTGCCACCATGTAAGTAATCGGGAATGGTATTGAAAAAGTATTTTTTGCACCTTCAAATATAAGGATTGCAACAAAGTAAACAATTATCTTTTCCGTTGTACGATACAATCCTTTGCTACTTATCTTTTGTCCTTCCTTCTTTGCAGCTTTAATTCCCGTGACCGTGTCTGCAAAAACTACAAAAATTGTAAAAATAAGAAAACCTTTAATAGGTATAAAAAACGAGGCAATAAAGCCGCAGCAGAGGGAGAAGGCAATGAACTCGTAGCCTTGATAAAAAAGTTTTAGTATGATTGATTTCATCGGGTAATTTGTTTTTGCTTTTTAAGAATCAATTTATTATCCAAATCCTTAAAAGACTTTTCATTTGTTTTGTAAATAACAAATCTGTCCCCCGTGTTTGGGTAATTGGCAATTATGCCATAGGTATCGGCAATGGAAATAAAAGGCTTATTAATGTTTTCGCCAATTTTAATCCTTAATTCGTTTTTATTATTTACAAATATCTCAGCCCCAGCAATAACCTTTGTATCGTTAGCAATAGCATTGTAATTGCCTAACCAGAATGAAGCATATAAATTGGATAGGTAATTAAAAGCACTTTCCACCTTGCCGTTAACCATGCTTTTATCAAGTTTAAATAAACCATTTAAAAACTTGTTACGGTTTTCGTAAATATTAAAAGCATCTGTCATCTTCCTTGCCTCATCAACGACATCGTTTAAAATGTAGTAATAAATGGCAGATGAATCTTCAAACAATTTTATTTGAACATCTTGATTAGCGTACACCTTTTTGACGCTCCAAAGGGTATCATCTGCAAAGATTTTGGAAATGGTAACCGTATCCTGAGCAATGGCAAAAGAAGGAAACAAGGATAAAAAGATTAATATTTTTTTCATAATTTTGTTTTTTAGTTATCTGTTTGCATTATTACCCAATTAGTACCATCACTTACAAGGGTTACATATCTTCTGTTTGCTGGATTTATAATTGCCGTTTGTGTACTGCCATTAAAAGCGGTCGTAAATCCAATAATATTTTGGGATGCTGATGTTACAACGCCACTGCCTGTTTGTTTGATGATTAGTTCCCTACCAGTATATGAAGAGGCTAATGGTAATGTAATCGTAACTTGGGCATCTTGATGAATATTTAACCATGTATCATTGTCACCTACGGTTATAGATGTACTTGTACTTGACAAATAACCTCTTTTTAAATATCCTGAGGATAAATTTAACTCATCATTTAGAGTAACCGTTCCGTTAAATGTTTTATTTCCACCAAATATTTGAGAACCAAATGATGTAACTAACCCTGTTGCAGAAGCCCCAGCAGCTTGAACGCTTAATATACCACCGCTAACAGACATTCCTGTACCAAGCGATACCTCGCCCACAACATTACTTCCATCCTTACCAAGTAAAGCCGTAGGCGTTGCCGTAACCGTTGCAATTTTAACCTCACCATTTACCTCAAGTGTCTTTGAAGGAGTATTTGTGCCAATGCCTACGCGGTCGGTTGACGCATCAACGAAAACCATGTTGGCGTTTCCATCGCTTTCAATCCTTGTATCAAAGTCGCCTGAGCCTTCGTTTAATACCGTGGCATTGTTTACCGTGAGTGCGCCTGTTAATGTCGTTGCGCCTGTTACACCAAGTGTGCCACCAATTAAACTATTGCCTGTTGCTCTAAATGTTCCTGTTACATCTAAATTATAAGATGGATTAGTATTAAAAATACCAACACCTACGACTCCACCGTCATCAACACCTCTTAATCTTATGTATTCAGAACCATTAGTTCCTAATGCTCCAGACATTTCATTTATACCTCTATTTACTATGCTTTGAAAATAAGAGCCTTGGTCAAAAAAACCAGCGTTATTGTTTGTTAATCTTAATGTTACAGTTGCGCCAGCTATATTTTGAGAATGTGCAAAATGAACTTCTTGATTTCCGTCTCCACTTGTAAATAAAATAGGTGAACCTGCAATCGTATTACCAACTCCTAAATTAGTTGTAAATTTTCCCGTTGTTCCATTTAAAGCCCCTGTCATTGTTCCCCCTGTCAATGGCAAATAAGTCCCAGCCGCAACCCCTGTACGCAAATAATTTATAAGCATGGAAGAGGTATCGGAAATATTTAATTTAGCCGCAAACCTTGAAACAAGGTTTAACGATGTGGTATCAGCGTCACGGAAGTAAGGCGTTAACATCGAAGCCGTGTCTGCCTTTCTTAAATAAGGTAATAGCATACTTGCAGTATCAGATATATTTACCTTTAAATTTATCCGATTACTTAATGACGTCGTATCAACTGTATTATTTATTACGACTGAATCAGTGTTTGTAAACTTCCAGCCGCCTTTGGTTTTAATGTAATTGTATAGAATATTATTTACCGTATCAAGAATAAAATAAGCATTGTTTAAACCGCTACTTTTTATTCCTACGGTATCCAAAGCCCTACCCCGATAAACCAACCCGTCGCCCGTAGTCTGATAACCAAGTCTCTGTTTGTTGCCTGTTGCTGGGTACTGGGCAAAAAGGGAAATAGATAGGAATAAAAAAAGAATCGAAGGCAATGTTTTTTTGCCTCCAATCCTTTTAACCAAATTACTACCCACTTTTAATAAAACCTCTTGGATTAATATTTCACCGACGCGCCCCAATGCCTTGAGGAATCGCCTTTCTTTTTTTGGTTTCTCTATCATAAAACAATGCCTAAAGTATTGTAAATATCTGTTATTTCTTCTTCGTGTTCGTCGCAAGTTGAATCAGGGCAACCGATGGCACTTGGTATAAACGCGGTCAATGGTGTTGAGTAATTGCAAAGAAAATCTTTAATCCTTTTCTTCTTTACGTCCAACCTTTGTAACAAAGTATCTTGATAAAACTTTAAACCATCAACCCCGACGTTTTGCCCATATTCATTATCAAGGGTATATAAACCATTTGAGCCAAGTTGCATTACCATGTAGGGCGAAGCTTCATATAAGACGGCATTGGCGCAAAAGGATTTTAATTGTTTATCCCAAATGTCTTGATAAGAAGTTGATGTAAACGCGGTTGAACTTCCCTTGTCTGTCACCATTGAATCATACAAGGTTAAGCCAATGGCGGGAACAATCCAACGGAACTCTGCATCTTGAATATGTGGACTGATAAGCGACTTATCAAGTCTTATATCTGCTGGTGTTGGACGTGCAACCCCTCCAGCTATTACTTCACTCGGTTGTATTAATTGGCTCATTCGTTGGGGTTGTTTGTTCTATTTCTACGGGTGCGTAACCCAATATTTCTCTTTTCTCGTTTAATGAAAGATTTTGTTCAACTGCAACATCACCCATAAAAGACACGGGTAAAGTGTTGGAAATACCAAACGATACGTCGGTGAATGCTGGGTTATAAAGCCCAATTTCTTTTAAGAACGGGTTGATAATCTTTGATAACAAAAGGTTTTGCCGTGGCTTAATTACCGTATTTTGCAAGTATTCCATTTCTTGCCGTATCTGTTGGTTTGTTCCAAGTTGTCCCGACGTTGCAAAACCAGCTAAAGACTTTGACCAACGGTTAGCAACAACAATCGCTGATGCTGCAAGATTTTGAAGGTTTAAAAATTCGCCTTCGCTTTCTTTTGAGGTAGGTATAAAATTAGCCTTTAATTTTTCATCTCGTAAAACTTGAACAAATAACTTGTGATTATTTCCCATTCCTGTAAACTTTGACTCAATGCCTTCAACAAGGCTCTTAGCCTCAACCGATGTCATTGAACCAAAGAATTGTAATATTCCTGATGGCATAAAGCCATTTTCAAACTTGCTTGTATTAAAACGCTGGATTCTGTATTCAATTTCAGCCCACATCTTCGCGCCTATCCACTCAGGCAAGCCAAAGTAAAAGTATCCAGCCGCATATTGTTTGACGTGGATAATTGAACGCTCCGTCCCGTCTTCTAATTTCTTAAACTCTGGGTAAATTGGTATCTCCCTAAAGCCCTCTCTTTCATAATATGTGCCCTCGGTTGTAAGTGGGACTTCTTCCCAGTTGTCGTAAATGCCAATAGAACGTATAATCTGGTCAGCCTCCGCTTTTCTTATTCCAATGTTATAAACAGGAACATGATAAATGTAGGTAAAAGGCTGACTACCAACCTTTCCCCTTACAATTTCTGCAAAGCAATTTCCAAAAGCATCGTAATCAAAAGACAATGAAGCAAGTACCTCTTGCAAGTTTTGTGCGTGCAAGTTTACTTGTCCAATAACTTCTTCAATCTCATTTAAAGAATCATCAGTTATTACCTCACCCTTCATCGATGTTGTAAGTAATGTGTTAGATTTTCCTTTCATAGGGATAAATCCATCGCCTACAACCATGTTTACTTTGTCCTCAATAATACGCCTAAGCGTTGGGGAATTGTTTACAATGGCTATAAGACTCTTTAAAAAGTCGTCTTTTTGGGTAAAGAATCTAACCCATTTTGCCCCCGTAAAATCAAGCCTTTCCCTTGATGGTTCATTGAAAATATCCTCTTGCACTAACATAGTGTTTGAGGTATCCAAAGTTACCGAAGCCAATAAAGGGCTATTGTTTCTTTTTAAATTCCTGTTAGCCCTGTTCGGTACTGCTTGAATCGTTTTCTTGACTTGGCTCATAGGTATTTTTCTCAGGCGTGAAAATGACGTGTTGACTAACAGATGCGGGGTTGACGCTATGCCAACCCCTTAATTCTGCCTGTGTAAAATTTCCGATAGCCTTCTTTAGTATTCCCGCCTTTCCCGTTGGGTCA